TGACTTTCTCGCTGGCCTCTTCCAGTGACATCGCCTGGATTTCTTGTTGGGCTTGGGCTTCAGCTTCTTTACGCTGCTTCTCATACATGTACTCGCCCAGGCGTCCTGATACGTCGGATACCTGGCCGAGAGCCTGGATGAATTGCTCTGCCCGCTGGTTCTTCTGGGGCTGTGCAGGGCGGTTATAGTAATTACCTGGGGAAGCAGATGGACGGAGACTCATACTGGACTGAGATTCCTTAACGGGTGTCCGACCTTGTTTCTGACTCCGACGGCCCCCGCCCTGGCCTTCCTCCTGCTGGGGTTTTAAGCCTGGGACGTATTCCATGGATTAAGCCTCCTATTGTGTGTATGTCTTGTTGGCCCAGCCTGAGCCACTATATGAAGAGGCACCGTATGAGCTATTCTGAGGCTGCATGGAGGCCACGCTTGAAGCCCCTTTGGCTGCCGTTGATGCCATACCAGCAATGTATGCGCCCTGTGAAGGTTTCTGGCCTTTCGCTACAGAGTTGATACGACTGACAGCGGCAGTGCGGCGGGTCTGTTTCTGACGTTGAAGCTGACCGAGTGTCCAGTTAAGGTTCCGGTCGACAGTTGAGCGGTCGCGGGCGGCGGCACCGGAGATGTCTCTTAGGCCAAGACTCACCGTATTGCCTGTGATACCAGCCTCACCAGCGGCTACCCGTGCGCGGGCCATCTTTGCGCGAGCTTCCCGTGTCCGCTGTTCTTTCTCCTCAACGGCGCGTTGCTGCTCTTGAGACTGCCGAGTGTTGATGTCACCGTACTCAGCTCCTAGAGATTTGTAGGCATTCTCTCGGTTTCGGGCATACATCTTGTTTTGGGCTTCAGCCCGTTCGGCAGCCATCTCGTACTGCTGCTGCTGCCCGTACATTTGTGCAGCTGTGCTCACCACCATCAAGGCGGCGGTTGCTGGTCCACACATGGTTAATCCCTCTTGGTAAGTCGTGCGAATTCATAGAAGTCTTCCCCCAAGACGGTGACCTTGCGGAGGAACACGAAGCCAGCCCATTTGAGCCAGCGAATGTGAACCTCATTTTCCGCGTGGACGACGTTTGATAGGGCTTCGTAAGGTTCCGCCAGTGTGTCTACCCATTGGGGTGTCTCTCGCAGAAGCCTTACCCAGCACCTACGGATGGCTGGGGTTGCCATCATCCAGACAAACCCAAGGACAGGCGTGTGGGATGGAGCCGTACCGAAAATGATGTGGGGAATGTCATCTTCGTCAACAGCAACGTAGGTAGGATCAGGCGACCGGATACCGCTAAGTAAGACATCTGCTGCGTTCCCTCCCTGGCACTCAATCTCCTTCAAGTCAGCGGCACGTAGACGATCTGCGAGAGACACCGCATCAGCCTCCGTGGCCGCTCGAACTGTCATCTCCATTAGTTACATCCTTTTTGAACGGGTGGTGAAATAACACTCCCACTCGGCACCCAATAGGGATACCGGGAGAAAGGAGTCGCTAACGAACTCGATGGATACGTTGTCGTTCCTGGCGAGTACCGGGAAGTCGAACTCACCCCCGTCAATAGCAGTGGAGCCGATAGGGTTTCTAGCTGAACCAACCTTCCGTCCAGCCCAAACGTACTCATAAGTAGGACGGCGGAACGGTGTTACCTCGGCTCGGAAGTAACCTGATGCAGCGTATAGGGCTTTGACTTTCCTGATCTGAGTACGGCCTGATGTGACAGTCTTCTGACCACCGCCAGGGGACGGCTCTCGGAGAGCTAACTGGGATAGTCGGTAGCGGAACTCATAGGTAATCCCTACGGCGAATGCTTCGTTCCGTAAGTCTCGGTTGGGAACCGTTACCTTTGTCCAAATACCTGAGTTATCCACCTGGGCTTTGAGAATGATGCCTCCGGGTAACGAACCCGCTTGACCGGTCACTACCTGTAGTTGATCAGTGCTAGCCGTCTTGTACGGCAACTCGAAAGTAGTGTTGGTGCCATCATAAATAAGATTAAACACTTGGTTCTGGGTACTTAACCGATCCATGTGGATAGCAAAATCCAAACCTGGGGTTCGATATCCTGGCGCCAATGAACAGACTTCAAGGTACACTCCATCCTCTCTCTCAATCACGGCATAGAGGTCTGATTCAATGAAGTCACAATTCAATATCCGTGCCTGATCACCTAGATTCCAGCGAGACCATGAGGCTTGCATCTTCTCCGAGTCCGCCCAATAGAAGCGGTAGATGAAGAGTTCGTTGGGTGATTGGTTAGACGCCAGGACAAGCGCATCCTCATTGGAAGTGCTGGCTATCTTAAAGACGTCGCCAGGGATGTACGCAGGGACGTGACCAGTGATATCCGCCGCTTCAGAGACTTCGGTATTCCGATCAACAAAGTATTCCCTAACCCCTGAGTATTCGCCGCGACCTACCGTGAAGTAAACGAACCGGCCCGCAGCCCCGGGTTTAGCTTTAAGGGATACTTCATATTCGGTCGTTTGGTTAATCGAGACAGTGTTGGGGGTGAGGATTTCAGAACGACCTAACTGGAACTGAGTCTGGTCAGAGAACAGTAGGAGCGTCTCTGCGAAGGGAACTGCGTGACGGAGAATAGACACCTTGGTATGGCTCACGCCGACATCCACGGGATCGTCATCTAGTACGTCAGTGGCAGTGCCTTTGAAGAAGTTGAAGAAGTCACCCGCTTTGGACATCACTAGGTTCTCACCTGCAATGAACCCTAAGCGGTTGCGATGGAAGAACACACCATTAAGAGACTGACCAACAAATGATGGGAAGGGGTTGGATTTAAGATCGCCTATGTTTCTCGGCTCCCACTGAATCTCTCGGAAGGTAAACGTACCGTCCGCTTCACGTATCAACGCATGGGGCATTGAGCCTCCCCAAAGCCTTGTTTTCTCCCCTTGTTTAATGGTCTCCTTCCATACACCGTCGGTAAACTTAACGTAATAGTTATCAAAGCTGGAAGATTGATCCCCTGCCACTTCAACCTCAAAACCGTTGGGTGCCTGGGCAGGGAGATCGGAGAACCGTTGAACTTCTGGCCCAATAGGAATGGCGGCTGTATTACCTAGAGAGTCCTCAGCGGCTACTGTATGAGTACCACCATTCTTAATAAAGACCACGGAACCCAAGGTAGAAACACTCCCACCTGTTTCTTCAACGGCAGCACGGATTCCATTGGCAAGTTGTGTTGCTATTTTGTCGGTTGCTATATCAGTAGAGTGGGATGCTTCAGAACCATCAGGCGTAGTGTAAGAGTGGGCTGCGGTTCCATATTTAATAGTGTACTTAGCGCCATAAGACCCTTGCTTAACCCACACCATGTTCTCGTTCTGACGGGAAGGCGCAGTAGTCGTGGCCTTCTCTACCACGATGTTCTTATTAACGATGAAGGTATAGTCCGCGACAGTTACGGCGTCGATGTCTTCTTGGGGATTAACTGTCTGTAGATAGGATGCGCCATTTGGCATGTTGACGGTGAGTTGGTAGCCTTCAAGGTCAAAGACTTGGAGACCACCATTGTGAGCCTCTACAACATACCGTTCAGATTGGTCTCTATTGATCAGGTGAACAAAGGCATTACCAATCTTCCCATCCATAATCTTAGCAATATGACGAAAGGCCGGTCGTTTTTGTAGACCTTTGGAAATAGACGAGAGACCGTTGATCTGCTCTTCTGCCTGGGTAGCTGAACGCAACGCAAACGGCTGCTGACTCACGCCATTAACCATGTTGGGGATGCTGGAGGTAATAAGACTCATCGGATCAGCACCCCCGCTACGGCTTGGTTACCAGTGAGAATGTTATAGTCCGCAGTTTCGGCCTCGGCTTCCTTCAACTGCACCAGTGCCCGCGCCTCATCAACATTCTTGAAGGAGGATAGTTCTGGAGAACCAACAGTGTTCTGCTGGAAGATGCGGGCAGCACGGATTGAGATGTAGTTACGGGCGAACTGCGGAATGTCCTCGAAGGGAAGCAATGTAACAATCTTCACCTTCACGGTTTCTTTGAACTGGTAGGTATGATGCCGCTTGTCGTAGAGCTTCCGCCCACGGACAGTGAAGTCCAACCTAGCCGTCGGATCAGAAGGTTCAGTACGGATGGAATTACGAGGAACTTCAATAACTCCCTCTGGAAATGTCGGTGCGAGAGGGTAATCCTCATCCATATTGAAATGCCATCCTCGGCCTTGAACCTCTCGGTTTACCTCTCGGAGAGTCCTCAGGGCCATGGCAGCATCAACTACACCCGTATCTTCAAGTGTTGATACAGGTGATTCACCGATAGATGCCAAGATGGAGTTCACCGCTTCCAGATCAGTTGCTGGAGCAAGCATAAGAAACTCCTGTCAATAAAGATTGAAAAAAAGAGAGACCCCTAAATCAATAGGAGCCTCTCTTAGGTGGGATTAAGCGATTACACTTGGGCGTCTGAACGCAGCTCGATGGCAGCTTCGGGACGGAGGATGCCGTGACCAACAGCATATTTGGCGACCATCAAGGTGCCCTGCTTGTTGATCTGGTATTCACCTTCCATGCCCAAATCCATGAGCTTGACGGTGCCTACGGCAGACGGGTGCATCATCAGGCCAACACTGCTGGAGAAGTCACCTGAGTATTTGGCGTTAGTGCCAGACTGAAGGGTGCCAGCTTCTACGTTGGTCTTCGGCAGGTTGTTGGTCTTGACGATAGTGATGCCCGCTACGCGGATGACGTCGCCGCCAGCGTAGGAACCTTCGCCGCCCCAATCGCGGTTCAGAACCTTGGTTGAGCGAGCGAGCGCGTAGAACTGCTCAGGACGCACGAAGAAGTAGCGGTCATCTTCGGCCACATCCTTCTCATCGAAAATCTGAGCGGAATCAAACATCGCTTCAGCAAGGGAATCACCGTCGGTAGCCGAGACGTCAAAGATCTGAGAACCACCGAACTGATCGGGATCGTCAATAGTCTTGGACTCGCGGGCAGCCCGGATGCCCATCTGAAGAACGTGCTGATCCATGGTGTTCGCTAGCTTCTGGCCCATCTCACTGGAGTAAACAGAGCGAACGTCATAGTGGTTCTTCGCTTCATCAATGTTAGCGATGAAGGTCGGAGAGATGAGCAAGTCATCAATGGTGATCACGCGCTCAGCGTGTTTAACAGTACCGCCAGTGATCTCGGTGCCTGGAGTGTGATACTCGGCAGATGCACGGCCCATTACAGGGAACTGTGCAGATCGACCATTAGTGATAGTGCGGACTTGGTGCTTGTCCATCATCACTTGCTTCTTCTGGAAAGAAGTCAGAACTTCGCCAGAGAAGACTTTAAGAAAGAGTTCATCAACTTCACCTGAACCATTTACTTGACCCAGGCGGGACACAGTTGCGTCAGCCATAGTTTACCTCATGAAAGATTGCGTGGAGTAGTCGTTTCGCTAGAAACTATTCGTTTCCTTCGCTGCTCCTCACAGTCATTCACGCGGTCACTCGGGGTTATCCACCTCGGCGGGCCAGGGATCACGGCGCGATTCTCTGTGATGCTTGCGAATGAGCCACCGGCTTTGCTGCCAGTGCGGCCTATGCGCTTTCTTTCGGGTGAGTTATGGGTCTAATAAAAAACGCCCCAAAGTGTGCTTCCGAGAGAGGCATGGGGCGTATGAAGTCTTAAAGAGGAGTTGAGAGAGAGAGAGAGAGAACAAAAAAGCGTGTGTTCTTCCTTAGGTGCAGGGTAATTACTTGGCCTTGACACGGGACATGAATCCCTTGCCGTTTACTCCTTGCTTCTTCTCATAGGTGCGGTATGCGCCGTACCCGAGATACCCTGAGGTGAACGTCCACCAGAGTTCTTCGGGGATGGCATCAAAACCGGCACCGACGTTATCGAAGAAGAGTTCCATCTGGCCTGGGAAGAAGATGCCCAGTACGGGAGCCACTAGAACCAGGGAGATGATTACCAAGTAGAAGACGTACATGAACGAGGGACGCGCCCGTGAAGTCCATGGGTCATCGCTGTCCGCTTCCGCCATGATGGCTTCCATGCGGGTAGAGAGTCGGGTGAGTTCGCCTTCCTGCTCCAGAGCCTCAAGCTCTTTCTTAGCCTTGGCGCGCTGCTCGGGGTCTGGGAAAAGCCGCTCGATTAGTTTCGAGCCGACATCAAACAGACCCCCAGCGACAATGCTGCTGAGGGCCATACAGTCTCCTTACATTACGTTGGAACGTGAGAGCTTCTGCTCAACTTCCTTGCGGAAGGCCGGGTCATTCTGGTAGCGGGGATCGGACATCGCCTCGGTCAGCTGAGCGACAGAATCGAATCGATCACCAGCGGAGTGGTTGTTGCCACCGCCCAATAGCCCAGGCTCAGAGGGACGCGCTCTGCCATACTCAAAGGCCAGCGCCTTGACGGCTTCCTGCATTCGAGCAGGATCATCTGAGCCAACGGCGCTGTTGTAACGCTCGATCTGCTCACCGGACAGGTTGGAAGCAGCCCACTCAGAAATCTTGGCGAACTCTTCTTCACCGCCAACCTCTTGAAGGGCTTGATCCTGATACTGGCTGGCTCGGGCTTCCTGGCCTTGGATGTACTCTTCGACCATCTGGCGAGGGATACCGGCCTTCTCCAGAGCCTCGTAAGACTCAGCGGCTAGATCACCCTTCTCGGAATACTCCTTCGAGAGGGAATCCATATCGACACCCTCGGCTTTCTCAACGGCTTCTTCTGCTGCCTGTGTGCGCTCCTGCTCGCCACCTTCGGGTTCCCCTGTACTGTCCCCCTGCTCACTCTCACCTTGAGCTTGTGTACCCTGTGAGAGCTTCGCTTCAAGACTGCGATAGGCTTCGATTAGCTGATCCTGAGACTCGAACTTACCGAGAATCTTTTCGTCACCGTC